CGGCGATTGACCAGTTGCAAGTTAAATGCGAGCAAATCTACAAAGGCTTCGACATCTGGAAGAACTACAACGACGGCATCCAGACTTTGTGCACCAATCTCAAGTCGCTGGACAAGACCGTCATCATCACCGGCCTTGAAGAGATCGTCCCGATTCAAGGTCTCGACGGCAGCATGACCACTCGTCGCCGCCTCTATGTCCAAGGTAAAGAGTGGGCAAACAAAGGCATCGAGTCTGAGTGTCTCGCTGTGTGGTCTGTCTATGCAAAGAAAGAAAAGGGATCTGACACGATCCAATACTTCTTCGCCACGCAGACCGATGGCGTCACGACCGCGAAGACTCCTATCTTCTGGGGCTTGCCTAATCCCATGGAGAATTGTGTTGTCAAGGCATTAAACAAAATTGCAGTTGAATTGGCTAAACCTTAAAGATTTGGCCCACAGAAAGCTCCCTCCCATTTGTCGGTCGCAGTTAAACAATAAAACATAAAACATAAAATGAAAAAAGGTACTGAAGTCAAGCTCGGATTCATCCCCGCCAACGTCTATAAGGTTCTCGTCCACAAGACCGAGACTCGCCAGAGCGCGAAGGGTTTCAAGATGGTTGTCTGTGAGTGCGAGATCGTTGCGCCCGAGACCGCCACCGCCGCCGGTACGACCTATAAGACCCTCGGCGCAAAGGGCAACATGTACATCATGCTTGAGAACAAGAACGGCGTTGACTCTGCGCTGGAACTTCTCGCCACGCCGCTGCAAGTGACTGGTCTGTATGATGGTCTGCCCGAAGACTACAACGACATTGACGTTTCTGATGCACTGAAAAGCCTCGAAGGCCAAGCCTTCAACATGCTTGTCCAGTCGCAGCCTGAGTACGTCAGCGACGATCCTTCCAACTCCCGCGATCTCAAGTTCGCCAAGCGCGACGAGAATGGCGAGGCCATCATCAAGCGCTACAACACCCAGTTTGACTTCTCTCAAGTCAAAGGCGCTGCCTCGCCGCTTGCCGATAACTTCTAAGTCTCAGAGATAGAGTGGTTGCTATCACAGAGACACGCGCCTCTTAGAGAGAAGCGAGACTTTCTAAGAGGTTTCTTTCCTCAAGACATACATCCCAACTCGCCCGCTGGCAGACCGGAAATAGTCTGCCTTTTCTTTTCTCTTAAATTAACCACCTAATGATAGCCCTCGTTCTCCATGGACCTTCGCGCTTTGATAAAGAAAATAATGGGATCTTACTCGGACCCGCTGGTGACTTCGTGCGTGATACTTTGGTACGTCATGGTATTGATCTTGATGACGCATCTAACGTTTTCATTACTTTCGCCGACGACTTCTTCAAAGGTGCAAACAAACCAAGCGGCATCACAAAGATCATCTTCGCCGGAGCCAAAGCCCTAGATTATCTACCAGCAGCTAAAGGAAAAACCCTAGACGCCTTTCGCGGCGTCGTCTATCTCTCGCCAAATAAAACCCAATACATCGTTACTTACTGGCCTCAAGACTGCGTCGACGCATGGGGCATGGAAGACGCTTTGGAGGGAGACAATGACGGCGAAGACATTCTAGATAAAGACGACGGCAAGAGTACATCCCCGACGAAGCGCAGTAACTATAGTTTTTGGTTTGCACAAGACATCAAGAAACTCCTAACATATGACCCCCAAAAAATTCAACCTGAACCACAAACCGTCATCTGTCAACGCGCCGCCGAATGCGCAAGCGTCTTCGACTACGACGGTCCTATATTCTTCGACATTGAGACTCACCCCAAGACGAACACCCTTACGTGTCTCGCCATCGCCTGTGGAGAGAGTCCTGTTTACTCTATCCCTGTGTACGATTGGGGCGGCAATCTTAATGTGGGTGTGGTTTTCTTTGCGCGCTTCATAAGAGAGCTAAAGAAAAGAAGAGTCGTCATACATAACGCCCTCTTTGACCTATGCTTCCTCGCCGCCTTCTATAAGATCCCTTTCGGCCATGATATCTATGACACCATGGTCGCAGGCCATCGAATCTTTCCTGAGGCTGAGAAATCTCTGGCACATCAAGCCACTCTTTACAGCAACAGACCCTTCCATAAAGATGAAGCAGGGAACTTTGATCCTCGCAATCGAGCACAATTTGAGCAGCTCCGCGCTTACAACGTTAAAGACGTTATTGTCCTCCGAGAAATTTACTATGGTCAGATTGAAGTCTGCCGAAACGACGCTGGACTTCAAGACTCTGTCGATCAAGCCAGCCGATCTCTCGCAGACTACGCCTTCATGTCACTGCACGGAATGCACTTTGATCCCGTCAAGCGGCAATACATCGTCCGACGCTGTGAAGAAAGATATAAGCAGTTAAATAGAATCCTCAAAATCCTCGTCGGCTTTGACCTTAATCCCGGCAGCCCGGATCAAGTCGTTCGTTATCTACACGAACAACTAAAATACAAAGCCGAGAAGACAACAGACAAAGGCGCACCGAGTGTCGCTGGGGATGCGCTCTATAAAATCAAACTCAAGCATCCGAAGAACGTCGCTATTGATGTGATCTTCGAGATGCGTCGTATGGTTAAGCTGAAAGGTATGTTAGGATTTCAACAATGGATTTGGGAATATTAAATATGAAAAAAGATACAAAAGAAAAAGACCCACAAATCGCCGCATCCTTTATGCGCGCTGGGATTTATGACCCCTCAAAATTCGGTCACGTCGTCTCGATGCCCAAGCTGAATGGCCTGAGGTGCATGTACATTCCCGGTCGGGGATTTTATTCACGCGATGGCAAAAGGTGGAATGATGCTGTCTTGCAAAGTATATTTCCGCCGCCGCTTAACGACTACATTATCGACGGCGAGCTATACTGCCATGGCATGAGCCTGCAGAAGATCAACGCCGCCGTGGGCGTGAATCGCATTCTGCCCGGTGAAGACGCCAAGCATATCAGTTTCTATGCGTTCGATATCGTTGAGCCGAAGTATAATGCCTTAACGAGAATGCTCTTGCTTGAGAAGATCATTAAGGAATCTACTGGCGTTGGCGTAGAAATGATCCCGTGGTCTATCTGCAAAACCCGCATCGAACTTGACGAATGCTACGAAGAATATCTCAAGCAACAATTCGAAGGCCAAATGCTCAAGAGCGTCTTCGGTTCCTATATGCCTCAGGGCACAAAGGAACGCTCGACGATGAATCTCCAGAAGCGCAAGGCTTTTCTCGACGACGAGTTCCAGTGCATTGGGCGCGTCGTCTCTGATGAAGGCAAATGCAAAGGCAAACTAGGTGCACTTAAGTTCATCACCAACAGAGGCGTAAGCTTTGAAGTAGGCACCGGATTCACCGACGAAGAACGTGAGGAATTTATTACCCCAAATTATCACTTCCAAAAGAAAGCAACGATCAAGTATCTCAACCTCACCGACGACGGTCGTCCGTTCAATGCGTCGTTTGTTGGGTGGAGGGATGACGTTTAATCTTTAAAAATATGTTCACAAAAAACCTACCCAAGCATCTCTACCTAAACGTAGACACAGCTTTCACGCACAAACATCCGCAAGGCTACATGCCCGCGATATGGTTCGCCATAACGTCAACGCCCGGCCGCGCATGGGGCTGTCATGTCTTGCTGGAGAACGGAGCGATCTATCGTAATCTTCCGCTTCATGCGCTATACTTCGGCTCTGATATACTCCCCAGCGAATGGCCTCTTGAACAATCTCAACGCTGGGATTGCTACGGTTGGAACTTCGAAACCATCCAGTACACTTATCTGCGAGGTCAGCGTTGTATGGCAGATTGCGACGGCTTTATACACTACGGCGACTATCTCTTCACAGCCGCGCCCTTTGACGATGGCTTCAGCAACGATCCCGAGCAGAACAAAGAGTTCCTCTTTATCAAGCTCGACAACGGTCGCATCACGGCCCAGCCCACGAACAAAGTCATGATCCTCGACGATAGCTTTCATAAGAATACTGACTGGCCAACGGGCCTTAAAGTATCTAAAGAGATTTATTCTTGCGAATAACTATGCCCACTCCGCACATCCATTGCCTCACCTCGCTTAAGGTCGCCGGGACTGGTTCGTTTAGATTAGCAAGCGGTCAATTCCTTGGCGACTACGGAGCTAACCTGCAGAATCCAGACAAAGAAGCTCTCGATATTTACATAGCTCCTCCAAACCACACATTCGTCCAGTGTGACCAGAGCGGCGCCGAGGCTCTTATCGTCGCCAACCTTACGCGACCGGGCCGTTATAGAGAACTCTTCAACGTCGGCATCAAACCCCATACCTTCATCGCGCTTCATATCTTCTGTGAGCAGATGCAGAACGAATGGCCTCTCGCCGGTAAAAGTCCAAGCTATTGGAAATCTCTCAGCCCAACAGAACTCAAACAAGACAAAGATTGGAAACCTCTCGACAAAGCAATCAAATCCTCAGATAAAGAATACAAGATCGGCAAGATGGTCTGCCACGCTTCCTCCTATAGAATGCGTGAGCGGACCTTTCAGCTTCAGACTCTCAAACAAAGTCATGGCACTTTGACTTTATCTCTCCAAGAATGTAAAACATTCCTCGGCTTCTTCGCGTCACTGTTCCCAGAAATCATAGAATGGCAAGATGAAATTGAATTTCAAATTAGAACTAACCGTCAGCTCCGGAATCTGTTTGGATATCCGCGTAGGTTCGAGAGAACTATTACTGACTCTTATATCAGGGAA